TTCTCTTGTGCTGTTAATTGTTGTTTCAGTTTGTGTGCTCTTTCTATATCAACTCTTACACCTTTAAATTTCATATCAACTAGACATGGGAATAAATCAGTTTCTGTACTAAATATTGATTCTATATCCTGATGAACTATTTCTTTTTTAAACATTTGCCAAAGTTCTAATGTAAGTTCAGCATCCTTCTCAGCATATGCTCCAACTTCCATTGCCGGTAATTGCCACATATCTTCTTTAGGATCTAATCCTCTTGACTTGGCTGCTTCATTTAAAGCTGCCTCACTCTTACCATAACCAAGATAATCCCAAGACAGCATATTTAAACTGTATTGAAATCTATTCTCATCAACCAATGATGCTGCAATCATAGTATCTACGATTAAGCCATTGATTTTAATATCTAATTGTCTTATCCAACATACGTCATACATTGCATTATGAAATATTTTTATTGATGGAGTTGCCATTGTATCTTTAAACCATTCTAAAACTTTCTTACGATCCATGTTAGGACCTGATCCATGCGCTATAGGAAAATAAAAAGATCTCCCTGGAACAGCTACAGCTATACCTATTACTTCTCCATTACCTATAACAGAACCTGATCCTTTCTTTTTTAAATCTGGATCTCTAGTCTCTAAGTCTACTGCGATCTCATCATAAGATCTTAGATCAGGAAACTCTTCTGGTTCTACCCATTCCTTCTGTGCTTCAAATAGAGGTACTTTCATAATCCCTTTCTATAATCATTTCTATATAATGTATTGCTTTTAACAAATCCTGTTTCTTTCCTTTATCTTGGTGTCTGCAAATATATTTAATTGCATTGCCTTCAGCAAACAGTATCTTATTCTTATTGATAAATAAAGAGGGCTGTATCTTATACTTTTTATAATGTGCTCCTCCTACTTGTTTAAAAAATGCCTTATTACTCATAACTGATAACCATACCTTTCTTTTTTTGATTTAAATAAATAAAGATTCTCCATAGATCTTGTTACACCCACATACCAAACTCTATTCTCTTCATCTTGTTTGTCTACATTCTCAGCAGTAGCTTCTCTGATCTTTCTTGCATTATCTAACACAAGAACAACATTTTTACATTCACCACCTTTTGCTGCATGAATTGTTGATACTTCTATTCTTGGTTCTTCAGATAATTTCTCACCATTGGATAGCATACTTCTAATATAAAATTCTTCATTGTGATCTGCATTTACAAACGCATCATACCATTTCATATCTCTATTGAATCCAAGATCTTCTATTCTAACTGTCATTTTATTTTGAAAATTGTTTTCATTAAATGGTTCTTGTAAATAATCATAGATATCTCTACAGTCAGCAATTGAGATTTGATTCCCCTCCGTTAAAGAGGTCCATCTTAATATTGATTTATAAAATTTATTATTAAAACTTTTTCCATACATATTTTTATAGTAAAGATTATTTTGTTTTAACTGGTTAGATATTTCTAAAGCTCTATACACTGTTCTTGTTAGTATTAACCATTTATCATTGTTAATATCTAAATTATCAAAGTTAAATATTGATTCTACTTTTCCCTGTATAATATTTCCTTCTCTATCTTTTTTTGGAAAATATATTTTTTCTTTTCTATTACCCTGTATTCTATCTAATATAATATTTGAAACTTCTTGAACAGCCTGTGGTATACGTTCAGATTGTTGTAATACTTCTTCTATTGCCGGTTGATCAATAAATCTATTAACATCAGCTCCAGCCCATGCAAATATAGCCTGGTCATCATCACCTGCTATAAAAATATCTTTTGATTTATCATTTAAAATATCAAACATCTTCCATTGTATTGGAGATAAATCCTGGGCCTCATCAATAAACACAACATCAAATTGTGGACATTTATCTTTATTACTTACAAATTGAGTAATCATGTCTGTATAATCATAAAGATTATAAGCTTTTTTATAATTTAAAAAGTTTTCATAGACGTGATTTAATACTTCAAAATCTATTTCTCTACTCCATTCATTTGTATTAAACTCATCTTCAATAGATATATTTTTAATACGTGCCTTATTAATTAATTTAAAATATTCATTATCACAATTTAAATAACCACTCTCATCTGATTCTGAATAATAATTAACTCTTATACTTAATTCTTTTCCAATTTGTTCATAATGAATTGGTTGCATTACATTTTCTTCACTCATACCTAAAGTATGAAAAGCTAATGAATGAAGTGTTTGAAAGAATTTAACATCGGTTCTAACATAGTCTTTATGTTTATTTAAAAATCTTTCTCTTGCTTCCGCAGCAGCCTTTCTTGTAAATGCAAAATAACCTATTTTGTTTAATGGAACACCTTTCATTAAATAGTTATTAACTTCATTTAATAAAGTCATTGTCTTACCTGTACCTGGAGGACCCAATACTTTCTTTATCATTAGAATACGTCCTTATTTCCTTTAATTTTAACTAACTCTGTTTTAGCTATATCTTTTATAAATTGATTTCCTTCTAACGTTAAATTTATTTTAACAGTTTCCACTGCTTCATAGTTTATGGTTTCATTGTTTAATTTTGGAAATCTTTTCTTAACTCCAAACTCTGCTTTATATCTTTCCTGTATCCTTTGAGCTGTTCTTTCTTTTCCTTCTCTCCACTCCTTATTTTTTAAAGTGTTATAGAAATTTGCAAATTTAAAAAATGAATGACCATCTTCTATTAATACAGCCCCTGATTTGAAAGAAGCATATGACTTTGCTTTTGGTCCATTAATATATTCTTCTAAATATTCATGTAATAATTCGTCAGGAGTTGTTCCTTTAGGTGGTTGAAGTATTTCCGTAGGAGGAAGTAATTTAGCAATTACATTTTCAAAATCATCTCCTTTTACCTTTGCTACATAAATATTTGCGGTTTTCATAATTAAAGATCTTAATTCTTCTTGATCTTTAATTTGTTTAATATCTTTAGCTCTAACTTGTTTAATACCTTTGTTATCTGGTAACTCCACATTAAAAGTATATTCTGGTTCTGGATAATTAATTTTTACTAAATTAGATAGTGGTGGAAACATTCTCTTCCTATCAGATCCAACACCGTGTTTTCTTTTAAGACACTCTGATTTCATACAGAAGTTAACAATTGGTTCTTGAGTACAAGTATATCCTTTTGTATTTTTTGCAGCTGATCTAACTTTATCTAATATCTTTTTTTCTGATCCCCAATCATCTAATACAACTCCATTAGAATCTTTTATAAAATATTTTTGTGGAGCTGCTTTAAGGACACTTTGCCAATTATCAGGATATTTTTTCTTAGCAAATACCATGTAATTATATAACCATCTATCTCTACCATCGGATAATTCTTCTTTACTCATGATCTGTAAACAAGGAGGACCATCATTAAATTCTTCCGGGCCTCCCTGTAAAACAGTTTTCACAAGGGCAAGCGAAAACTCTTCTAATTCTTCTTTTGTTTTTTTATTATGATTAACTATTTTAATAAATTGTTCTAATGTAAAAGCAGTTCCATCGTAATTAATTGCAATTCTTTCACTTCCATTAAAGTAAGGAAGATTTATATATTGACCATTAGACCATTCTTTTTTCTCTTCATCATATCCAAGTTCTGTTTGCTTTGGATATATTTCAGTCGTTGGTTTTAATTTTAATGTAAATAATAAACCTTCTAAAAAATTTCTTAAGAACACTGCTCTAGCTTTTTCTTTTAAAAATAAATATAGATGTAGACCACCACTTTTTGATTTAACCGGAATCAACGGAAGATTATTTTGTTTTATAATATCTAAATATTTTTTATATGGAAAATTTGAATAACTGTGTTCTTTGTCGTCAATATCAATAGCCCCAAAACTAACCATGCCATCATCATCACATGGTTGAATACCTATAGATGTCTTACCGTTTAAATGATTAAAATAATCTTTATCTGTTACTTCTTTAAATGACCAACCATATTTTTCTGGTTTCTTTTTTCCTGTTTCAGGATCAATAGTAAACTTATCTAAATAAGCGATACCAAAATTTCTTTTTAGCCCGCTAAATATTTCTCCAAACTCTTTCTCCATAAATGCCCTTGTAGTTTGGGGCAAGAATTAACTTGCCCCATTTATTAATTATTAGAAGTGGGCTTCAGATGTCTTTTCAGACGTGCTGGACTCACCATGTTTTACTTTAATGTCTCCTCTTGAAACACTTTCAGCAAAAGACTTAGCTTGTTGATATAAAGAAGAATCCTCAACAGGACCTACTTTACTAACTTCCCAACCGAACCAAGTACCTTTATCATTTGATTGTTGTACCGTTCTTAATTTGTATATGTGACTAAAAGATGCCGGTGTAAATAATCCATTTGCACCTTTCATCTTAATACTAGCCATCATACTATTCCATTTTCTAGAAATCTTTAATTGTGTAGATTTCATAGCCAATAGAGCAGTCGTTGGAGTTTGACCACATACAATTAAAAAGTGACTTGCAGTTTTCTCAACATAGTTTCCGCTAGGAAGTCTATCTTTAAAAGAACCATCTCTTTTTGTTTTTGTAAGTATATCACTTGACGATGAATGGATTCCAACTGGAGCCCCAGAACCTTCGCCTCTATCTTGCCATTCAATATATTCTAATTTGTAATGACATGGTAGGACATCAATTCCTTTTTCACCATCAAACAATTCTCCTGTAACAGAGTTGTAAATCATTCCAGGTTCTGCACCTTGAACATATTTACCATCTCTCTTATTAACTTCTGGAGACAATTGTCCTAGTATTTTAAGAAAAGGTAATGCTAGATCTTCGTGACCCATATTACCTAGACCTTTATCTGCATCTGCTTCAAACAGACTAACAGCTAAAGCTCCTGCAGTTACTTTCTCAGTCACTGCATTGGACTTTTTTGTTCCTTGGTCCATTGTGCTTTGTACTTTGTTCATGTTTATTTCCTTATTATTTTGGTTCTGTTTCCTGCGAACACGTTAAATAGATCAGAGGGCATATCTTTCCCAGCTTCGATACGCTCTCTGACCAATGCTTTGAGAGTCATGGGTTCAACCTTTAATTTCTGGGCGGGTTGAAATCCATTCTCTGCCGCAAGGTTTGCATAAGCAATTGCCTTGTTATCTTCGTTGCGACCAAAAGAAACGGTAACCTCATTTTTAATAAGATCACCTAAGCCGTTTATACGAAGCCAGTTAAATGCTTCTTCTTTCCTTTCAGGGGAAATTGAAGCACCGTAGACGGGTTTAACTTCTACAGCCGTACCGTCTGCTAATTTCAATGTTGATATATTCATTTCAGTCATCATAGTAGGAATGACTTCTCCTGAAAGAACATCAGCGCTATGTTTTAATTTTTTTAAAATTTCTTCTTGTAGTAATATTTTATCTTCAAGTTCTTTTAATTTAACTACTTGATCAGATAAAGTTTTAGCATCATTAATATTATTTAATGATTCAGTTTGATCTTGTTCAAAGTTTATGTTCATGTTTTTCTTTCTGTTTATTGTTAACTTTCTTTCTATTATATTTCATAAGTGGAAATATATAACACTTTAATTATTATGTCAATATCTAGGATTCAATATTTCCCTTCTCATATAAATTAATTTCAATAGGATAATAAGTTTGTTCTTGTCTATCCCATTTTAATAAATTATATCTACCATTAGTAATATCTGAAGCTATAGAACATGCTACACCAATAATTGCAGGATCACCTGTAAGTAGTAAATAATCTTTTGATGTATAATCTTTAAGTAAAGATCTTAGTTTAGCAATCAATGGCCCTGGACTTAATATCATTTGTGAATATTCGGGGAGTAATGTCTTTAATTTACCAAATTTCTGTGCTCCCAAAATATTAAATTTTGGTTGACCAATTCTTGTACCAGGTAATTCTTGTATAATATAAACTGTATTTTCCATACTTTCGTATTTGACAAATTAATAGTAAGTATGTTATAGTTCGTTTTTACAGAAAGATAAAGTATTAATTATATGAATTACAAATTTAA